CGGCAACGATGCTGACGTTATCGAGCCAAAAACTTTCAGCAGCATCCAACCCAGCAAGCAGAAATTTGGGTGCGCTGCCAAAGTCGCCTTCAAGCACAACACTATAACTGGCAAAACTTGTTGTCAGCGTCACCGATTCATTTAGCGCGGTGTTTGTTGTGTCGGAGGTGTTCTGAAAATTAAAATACAGTTTACTGCCGCCGGTTACAGCTTTAGCGTCAAAACTCAATCTATACCGTTTGTTATTTTCGGTTGCGCCGCCGGTGTTGAAATAATCTTTCCCGAGGAATGACCGTTGCGCAAAACCTGCAAGGTTGCTTGTGCCTCCCCCAAACGCTGCCGTTTGTGGAATTTTCAGCGCACCAGAATCGTTTGCGGCTGTAATTGCAACCGCTCCCCAGTTGCCAACTCCGCTCGCGAACGTGCGGTTTGCGGCATCGCCTATTTTCTCGGTTTGACTTCCGTACTGCGAACTATAATCAACGTCACTTCTCTCGAAAGCTGTCCTTACATTCTCAGCGGATAAAGCGTGATTATAAAACCGACAGCGGTAGATATTCCCGATAAAATTGTCTGTCGTTGCCGAAGCGTAATTGCTGCCGATTTTAGCATCTGAACAACTATCTATCGTAGGCAATGAGATTGTTGCCGTGGCAACTTGATTGCCGTTGTCGTATAGAATCGCCGCAGTTCCGTCCACCGTTAAAACGAGATGGTGAACTTTTAAGTCGTCTAAAATCGTGACGCCTAAAGTTTTAAATGAAGTGCCGTCATAGAGTCCGAGATTACCTCCCACCGCATCGTTTCCATACAACAAAAAGTTTCCACCGTTGCCGAAGTGAATTAAATTACTGTCCGAGGTTGTTGGCCACTCATCGGCTTTCAAAACAAGCTCAAAGCTGAACTTGCTTCCCAAATCTGGCGGTGAAGCTATGTCTATCGCGCCACCTTGCAAATGCAGACCCGCGCCGTCACCAGTTGAGCCGGTCAGGCTTGAGGTGATTTCGCCGGGGGTCGGGTTGGCTTTGTTTACGGTAATCATTTGTTGTAAATAGCAACAACGCCGTCGCCGGCAGTTTCAACGTCGATATAAAACTGATTATCGGAAAAATACTCATCTTGGCCGTTTGCGGTGAACGTGACCGAATCGCCCGGATCAAGCGGGGCGCCGGCAGTATCGTTGCCACTTGCAACTTGAATATAAACGCGGCCGGCGTTGTCTGTTCGCGCCGCTTTCATGGCAAAAAATGTGATCGAATGAGCCCGCACGGCACCCGAGCCTAAAACTTCGGGGGTTCCGGTTGCTGATACGGTCTTCGTGATTTGGTTCAATGCTTGTTGTCCCATTTTATTCCTTTTAGTGGTTAAAGATTAGAGGGCGCCGCCAACATCTCAAGGGATACTTCCGCAAATCGGTTGCGTTCCGAGATGCCCTTGCTTGTTGATCGTTCGTATATGCCCAAAACGTGAAATTCAGAATCGTTTGCGCTTAATGTCGCGGCAATTGCGTCATCAAGAAACAAGTCGCGCATTTTCTCGACGTTCGATGCGTGTGCGGCCGGCGTTGTGTCGTCCGCGTTACTGGTCAAGCGAACCGTCAAGGTCACTCGGTAATTGCCCGCGCCGTGTTGTTCCTCGGTCGCGCTTTCAACCATGCAAACGGCACGCGGCACCCCAAGGTTTTCATCATCTTCGCCACAATATGCCGTAACGGTAAAACCGGAATCATCGGCCAAAACTTGTCGCGCCGCTTCCTCAAGCTTTTGTTCCAGCATATTGTAATTACTCATTGTGTCGCGTGTTGAAGCCCAAACCGCACTTCAGCGGCGTCGGCCGGGGTTGTGGTGATTCGATTGATTCGATATTGGGTTGTACCAATCGTGATTTGCGTACCAATAGCCGGCAACGTCGAGTGATCTTGTTTTTTGCCGATCAAAACAGCGTCAACGTCGTCAAGAAATCCGCCCTCGGTCAAATCGTTCCCTTGGTCAATGGTTGCGACCGTGCCGGTGTAAGTTGCCGCGCCGATTGTGTAGCTCACCGGCCAATCGGCAATCATCTCGGCAATATCGTCGGTATATTCGCTCACGGTTTAAAAAAGAACCCGGCACGCGGTGAAACGGCCGGGCCCAATCATGTCCAAACAACCAAGCTACTAAGCTAAGAGCCGGCGGCGCTTGAAGTGTATCGGCCGGCGGTAAACGCAAATCTCGTCGTAAGATGCTGCCTTTTCATCGGTGCCGGCCTTTTGTTCGTCCATCTTGGCAATCGCCTCGTCAGCGTTTTCGCCGACATACAAGGCTTTGTATTTATTGCCTTTGCGGCCGATTGTTATGATGCACTTCATTAGGCGGAAACAATTCGTTTCAGACTGTTAGAACCAACCAAGACGCCAAAAATTGTCGTGGCCGTGATCATCTGCTTTCCGTCTTTGCCCTCATACCAAGAGCGCAACTGTATCGTCAGACCGGAATCGGGATCAGTTACCGACTCGACGGCGCCAGACCAGTTTTGCGGAATAGCCGGTTGACGTGCGGCGATCAAAAGCGCCTCCGGGCCACAAGCGAAACCTTCAAGGTTTTCAGAGTTGCTCGGAATATCAGAATATTCGTAAACGTTGAAACCGTGAACACGCGGCACGCTGTGGTCACGGATTGAATCGTTGAGTGTGGAAGCATACGAGGCTTGGATTGCGTTATCTTGGGCCAAGGCGGCGTAATATGCCGGCTTGATGATCAAGGCGCGTTCATCTTTGGGAACGTTCAACGTTGTTAAATCGCCGGCCAAAGTTGCCACGTCGTCGGCACCAAAGTTTGATGACGTGACGGTTGCTTTGTTGCCAAACTCAGAATTGAGAACCAATGCCATCAGGGCATCGACCATCGAATTGATAACGGCGTGAGTTGCAGGACGAACAAAAGTCCGCTCGAGCATATTCATCCCGCCCTTGGCAATTTCCAAGTCGGTGAATGCCATTGTGAAATGCTTGTGCTGGTTCAACGTCACGGTTTTGGCCGAGCTTGTCACGTCAGTCGCGGAATATCCGCTTGACGCATCACCGGCAGAAACCGCGGTTGCAATGCGGGTTGTGATGCTTTCGCCTTGGTCGGCAATTTCACTCGAAAAATCGGTGGTGAACGCTGAAACCGGCGTGTGTTGCGCGCTCAAATTGTCCAACACAGATTGGGCAATGGCAGCGAGGTTTAATCCATTTAGGGTATTGGCCATCTCGTTTTATCCTTAATTTATAATAAGTTTAAATTGTTATTTAACACGCGGCCGAATTTCGGCGCGATAAAAGCGGGTGCGGTCTTTGGGGTCTTCAATTGAAGCGTATTCTTTCCAAAGCTCATCGACTGTTTTTGCGGCCGGCGTTGCTTCGCTTTCGTCAGCGGGCTCGGCACCTTGCTGGGCGACAATCTCCAAAGCTTTCGCGCTTGCGATTTCATCGACCTTGGTTTTTTCCTGCTCAATCTCTTGAGCGTGTGCCTCGGTAAGTGCCACAATTTTTGCCTCGGCGCTTGTGTTCGCGTTGGCAAGTTCCTCGACCTTGGCGGCAAGTTCGGCAACTTTGGCATTTTCTTCGCCGACTAGGGCGTTTGCCGCTTCCAAGTCCGCGGTCAACTTTTTGTTTTCTTCAGCAATCGTCATAACTGTCTGAACGTTCATTTTGCACAAGTTCAAAACATCTCAAGGGCGTTTTTTAGATTTTTTTTCACACCGTCAATCATGCCGATTTGTGCCGCACGTTTGCCGCTGAATGTCTGCCCTTGCATTTTGTCGCCGCCAAGCGCGGGGCGATATTTTGAAACGAACGCAACAAAGTCATCATACGTTTCGTTTACTTCAGCTTGTAGGAATGAACGCACTTCCTCATCAATCGCGACGCCGGGAAATCCTGCTCCTTTGTATTTGCCGGCCTTGATCAACTCAACTTGAACGCCTTGCTCTCTCAAGCTTTGGCTTGTGTCGATGACGGGCATATAAACACCAATCGAACCAACTTCGCTTGATGGTGATGCGTAAATTGCGTTTGCCCCGGCAACGGCCCAATAAGCCGCGCTTGCAATCATCGAATCGGTGTAAGCAACGATTTGTTTTTGTCCGCCCCGTTGAACGTCTTCGATTGTTTCCGCAAGCTCGGGAATTCCGCCGACCGTTCCGCCCGGTGAATCAACATCGAGCAAGATTGTTTGCACGTCTGAATCGGCGGCCGCGTTTTCAACGGCTTCAATCACGTCAATCGTGTCAACGCCGCCCATTGCTTTTTGGGCCGCGGTCAACTTGTGCCCAAGCACACCATTGATCGAAATGATTGCCGTGCCGTTTTCGGCGTAATATTCGAAACCTTTTTTTTCTTCGTCGTCGGGCATATTCACCGCGCCAAGCATTGCTTGTGCGGCCGGCACGCAAGCCGGGTGAATTGCCATCAATTTCGTTTCATTATTCATTTTCTGTTTGTAATCCGTTTGGGGTTAAAAGTTGCACACGATTGGGGTCGATGCCGGCGCTTCGTGCTGCATCCAACAAAACACGTTGTTCGTCGATGCGCTTTTGAAGTTCATCTTCCCAATGCAATCCGCGCTCGGCGTAAAGTTCCTGCAACGTGGTCAACCCAAGCTTGTAATCCTCGCGGGCAGCATTGGCATCGCGGCCGGCGTCCACGGTCAAGCGTCGCGGGCCTTGGTAATGCCACGAATACCAATCACCACTTGGGGGCATTGGTAACAAGCCAAGCTTGATTGCCTTGGCAATTCCATAACCGTCAATGCGCCGCGCAATCTTGCGAACCAAGCGTTGATTTTTTTCAATCGTCCGTTGCGCCTTTGCAGCAACCAAACGCACAACGGCGCCGCCGATCTTTGAGGGATCAAGCGAGAAATCGAACGGCCATTCCAAAGCTTGAAACGCGGCCCGCATGATTGTCGCTTCAAATTCTTGGGCGTTTTTACTTGGTCGATTCGATTCAACTGTTTCGATCTTCGCGCCCGAGCCCGCCCGGAAATAACGAATCGCGCCGCCCTCCAAAGTTTCGACCGTTGTATCAAGCGCGTTCGATTCAATCGTTTGCTCGATGAACGCTTCGGAGTCATCAGCAAGCCCGCTTTCGTTGTGTTCAATCAGCGAAATCGACGCTTGTGCCTTTTGCGCGGTCAATTCGTATTGGCGCAATTCTTTGACATCCTGCAAGTCGGCAACAACGCCGGCCAATGGAGTTAGCCCGCGGTTTTGGTCACTCCATTCGGGAAAGTAACAAAGCGAAAAATCAGTTGCAGAAATGCGCCGGCCGTTTGTGAGTTCGTAACCAATCGCCCGACCGTTTGCGTTTGTGATCACGCCGTTTGTAATCTGCCGGCCTTTGAATGGCCCGTCAGCAATGATGCCGTTTGAACGCGAACCAATGCGGTGAGCCGGCACCATTTGAACGGCGGGATATTTGCCACGGGATTCAGTTAGCAAAACACCAATGTCGCCGTCGCGCTTAATTCCGATCAAAGCCAAATAAAGCAATTCCTCAAAATCGGCGCGGCCTTGGATGTCACAAACCTTGTGCCAATCTTTCAACCACGCTTCAGCTTCAACGCCCCATTCCTTGTCTTTGCCGACATATTGGCAAGTAAACGGCTGAACCGAATATGTCGCTTGTTCCAAAAGGGCGCCACGCACCGGGGCAAAGTTTCCAAACAACCAACGGCCGGCAGAAATCAATTGTTGATGCGTGCCCGTTGGAATCAACGCGGGCGTGTCTTGGGTAAGTGATCGAATCGGATTACGAAACCGATGGTTGACGTTCGTGTGATCGAACAGATACCCAAGTTTTTTGAAAAAGTTTTTGATCATCTGAATTTGGCAAAAGTCCGGGTTGATGCGTAACCGTAGGTTGCGGGGTCTTTACGTTTTAAGGCGTAACGGCATTCGCGCAAAACCGTATCAAGCGGCAACGAAAATTGTTTGGTCGCGTTCCTTCCACCGACCGAATAACTCATCATCGTTTTGCCATCAGTCACAAGCGTCTTGGCTTTTGCCAAAATTGTTGTGATTTCAGATGTTGAAAAATCGAGAAATAAACCCTCGGCCATTCCCCGAGTTTAAGGATTTGGCGAACATTTCAAGGGCAATTGCACCCCTTAAAAGGCAGGACGCCCGAGCTTTGACACTCGGGCGCTGTAAGAAGTAAGAACCTAAACCATTTAAACTATGAAAAAAGCGACTTCATTCAAAACGAAGTTGCCGACATCTCAAGGGGTTTTTTTACGCGGCCGACCGCGTGGCTTTTTACCGGGGGCAGGGGGTTTGCTTGCGTTCGCTTTTGCTGCCGCCGCTTTGGCTTCGCTTGTGACGCTGCCCAAAATCTGACCTATGTTGATAGGCTTGTTGCAATGGGGGCATTTGATTGGCTTTTTCAACTTAGTGACTCCAAATGCAAATCAACCGAATAAATTTTATCTCCGTCAACTCTTGAGATTTTGAGGCAAATTGATTCTTTGTCTGCAATAGATATTCCAAAATCAGTTATGTCATAATTTTTTTTTGTTTCCTGCTGTAAAAGCCGCAAGGCTTGATTTTTTTGCACCTCCTTTACGGGATCTAGCATTTGTTTCAAAATATCAATTCCGCCGGGAACGTATGCTGTGACTGTTACGCTATGCTCTGTTTTTTCTTTTTTCATCCTTTTTGCACCCATCCAAGTTTGCCGTCTTTGTTTTTAAATTTGAACCCTTTGCGGCCGATTGTTTTCAAATGCTTTTCGGCCGCTTCTTTTGTTTCAAACGCTTTTTCACTTGCAGGAAACCCGACCCCGCATTGCCTGTCGGTGTATCCGTAAACGTACCATGAAGATTTCATCACTCGGCAGTTTCTTCTTGAGTAAACATTTTCTGCATTTCGTCCATGCGTTCTTCGACAGTTGAGTCGTCCCAATCGTCGTCGCTTGTTAAGCCGTCGGGGTCAACATATTCGCCCCACAATTCCCGATTGCTTGCAATTTCGACATCAGAGTAATGGCTTCGATGCGTTCGCCATCCTTCATTATTTGCAACTTTTTTTAGCTCGGTAAGCAACTCAATCCCAAGATGCCCTTGAATGTTGTGTGATTTAATTCGTTCAATGATTTCATCTTTAGTCATTACCTCAAGCCGGTTGTAATCGCGCCCGGCACGGTCAAGGGCATCGTCAAGATCACGGTTGTTTTGGTCATAATCGTCATCTACCCAATGTTGCAAAAGACTATCAACAATCTCGTCGTCGTTATCTAGTACATGGGAAACAATTGGCCGGCCTTGATGTGGAATTGCTACAATTATTGATTCAGTTTTCATTTTCGTTTTTGTGTTTTAATTTGCGTTAAACAGTTGCGGCGTGCGCTTGCTGTTCTTTTTTAAATTGCGCCCAATATTCGGCAACCTCTTTTTTTTCTTCGTCTGTTTGCAACCATGTTTTTGGCTCTTGCTCAATCATAGTTTGCCAAGAAGCTTTGCCGTAGTATTTTTCTCGGTATTCATCAGTTATACCGTTTTTTATTTCTTTAAAATCTTTTGTGCCTTCTAATCTAAAATTATCACACCAAGGGAAAATGTGTATTTTTTTACCGTCAATTTTTAAAATGTTTCCTAATGAATCTGTTTCTACTCGGTTGGCTAATTCTTTAACCCATGTTTTAGATGTGATTTCATCAAGATTAAAGCCAAGTTTAACATCATGCACAATGCACATATTCCTGTAACTGTTATTTATTTTCATTTGTTTTTTAAAACTTGTTTGTGATTTTCACCGAGTCGCCAACAACGTCAAAAAAATAAGCAACCTGCCAACTAGCCCGCACGTCGTACTTGTCTTGAAATATGCCAAGTTCCAACATTTTTTGATTCATTGCGGTAATCGGATAACTTGGGTCAAATTTAAATTCGACAACTGATTTCAAATATTCTTTCACCCAACTTAAATGACTATCTTTAAAATGCCTAATTTCTGTTTGGTTGTCGTCGTATGATACAAGGCAAAGGCCGTTTTGATTGTGTGCTTCGTTTGTCATTTTTGTTGTGGCTTGGGCTCATTCCCTCGCGCTGGAAATATTAAAACCCAACTGCTGGGTTTTGTCCAGAGAAAAAAGAAAAAAAATAAAAAAAAATTTTGCCCCTAAAAATCCCGCAAAACGCGCCCCATCAAAGCCGCGACAACTTGCATACATTCGCAATCCCAAAGGTGATTTTGTCGCTTGCCGATCTTTCGCCATTCGTAAACCGCTTGCCCGGCTCGGTCGTGGCGTTGAACTTTACGCTCGGAAAACATTTGCGCTTCATAATCTTCGCCAGCTTCAGAGTATGCCAACCATTCGGCGCCTTTGCCGTCCCGCAAGTTTGCCAAGATGTCTTTGCAAGTCGGGTTCGACCAATGGAAAAGGGGAACGGTTTTGAGCCGGCCTTGTTTGCTGGTACCTTGGCCGGGGTCGATTTGGATTTTCTGACTGAACGCCCGCTTGATGGTTTTGCCGTCTCGACTTTTGTGCGTGAAGTCTTTGGCCGCGCCGCCTTTAAGACACGTCCAACCGTATTGATTGCACGCGGAATAAACCCGGTTGGCTGAATAGCCCGAGTCGATGAACAGCAAATGTTTTTCAACTTTGTGTTCAATCCGCAACGCTTCCAAGTCTTCGAAACTTGTTGGCTTGGCCCAATGCACCAAACGGCTTTGCCCATCTTCCGCCCATGCTCTGACTAGAAAATAAAAATGATCTTTTTGGACATCGACAGTCGCAAACCGATATTTTTCACCGTCCCAAGGCCAAGTGTCGTCGTGCTTTGCCAAATCAATTTCGGTTTCTTCTTCCGATAACTCGGTTGACCAAGGCAACCCAAGCGATTCACAACGAAAAGTTTTGAACGGCTCAACCGAGCCCACTTTCATCGCTGCCCGTGCCGCCAAAAACTCCTGCACCAAGTCGGCCCAACGTACCCACGGGGGAAGCAACGCCGACCATCGAAAAGAAACTTTTTGCGTCGGGGCGTCGGGGTTGGTCGCTTTCCAAATTCCCGAATTTGCAATCTGCTTTCGAATGTCAGGACGGTCGGGCAACTCGGCTTGGCACTTCGGGCAGACATATCGAATCGTCGGTGTCAGAGCGTCAAAATCCCATTTGTTGTCTCGATACGTTGTTTCGTCTGTTACCCATTTAAGGTTTTCAAATTCCAATTCGTGACGCTCGCCACACTCGGGGCACGCGATCAAATAAATGCGTTGGTCGCCTTCCTTAAAAGCTCGGTCAACGTGGTCGTCAACATCGTTTGGCGTGCTGATTAAAACCTTTCGCGCATTCCAAAAAGCCCGCGTTCGTTTGCTCACCATTTCAAACGCGCCGGCCGGGTAGTTTCGAACCTCATCAAGAAACAACCAACGAATCGGCTTGGATTGAAGTTTGCTTTGGCTATTTGCGCCGTTGATAACCAAGGGCATCGAGGCGAAATTGATTTCCAAAGTCGTTTTGCTGTGACGGTCTTCAGGGAACAACGCGGCAACGGGGTCGCACGCTTCAAGCGTTGGCATCAATCGAGTTTTGGCAAATGTCTTGGCTTCGTCTTGGGCAGCTTGAACCCACATCGCCGGGCCGGGGTCTTCAGCAATCGCCCACGCCAAAAGAATCATCACCATTTGTGTTTTGCCCGATTGAGCGGAACACATGATTGACAACTCGCGCACGCGGTTATCGGCAAACACTTCCATCGGTTGCATTGTCCACGGCGCCGTTGTCGATTTGTACTTGCCGGGAAACGGTGATGTTTTATCAACCGTGATATTTTTTTCGGCCCAAAGCCAAGGGGCGTCCGTTGACCGGGGGCGGATTGCTGCGCGGGCTACTTGTTCGACGTAGGTCATGCCCATTTATCTCCGTTCAATTGTTCGAACGCTTCGCCCAACGCTTGCCGCAAATGCAATTGGATTTCCGCCGCCTTTTGTCCTTCAAGCACCGGGGGCGATTCAGCTTCCAGCTTGGTATAAAGCACCGACTTGAATTGCGCGATCATCCGCGTCAACTCGGTTTGCACTTCGCCGCGGGGTAACAAGTCGCCGCGCTTCACATCAATATCGATCTGCAAAAGTTCATTCTGCTTGGCAAGCTTGTCGCGTTGAAGGTCGCCAAGTGTTTCGTTTTTAACGTCGGGCCGGCGCGACTTTAAACCGTTGTCGATGATGAATTGGCGCCATGCGGTCACGTTAAATTCTGAGGCACGCTTGGCCGGCACGCCCGGCAACTCTTTCCATTTGTAGTAGGTGTTTCGCTCAATGCCTAATATTTGGCAAAGCGCGGTAATATTTTTGGCCCACTCAATTTTTCTTTTTGCCGCCATAATATTCGACCGCGTGACCTTCCTCAATCAGTTGCTCGTTGATGTCTAAATCGTCAACGTAAAGAATCCCCAACACGCGCCCAAATTTCCCCTTGCGATCAAGCC